GCGCTTCTCGAACGTGGCTCAAAGGTCATGTCGGCGATTCATAAGCGCCTGTATTACGCGCAAAAACAAGAATTTCGGATGTTAAGCAAGGTTTTTGCCGAATCTCTGCCGCCAGAGTACCCTTATAACGTCTGGGGCGCAGAGGCTCTGATCAAACAGGCTGATTTTGACGAGCGCATTGATGTAATTCCTGTAGCCGATCCAAATATCTTTTCGATGTCGCAAAGATTGGCTTTGGCGCAGACGCAGTTGCAGTTGGCGCAATCAAGTCCGGAAATGCACAATCTTTATGAAGCATATCGGCGAATTTATGAAGCGATAGGGGTACAGAACATAGAAGCTCTTTTGCCGCCGCCTCAACCGCCGCAGCCCATAGATCCGGCAATCGAGAACGCGCGTTCTATTATTCAGGAGACTTTACAGGCTTTTCCGACACAGGATCATGATGCTCATATGACGGCGCATATTTTGTTTATGAAAACGCCTATTCCAGCTTCGACACCGCCTATTTTTGCGCTTTTACAGGCGCATCTTTGTGAGCATATTGCCTACAAGGCGAGAGGTGTCGCCATGGCTGAGATGCAAGTCGCATCGCAACAGGCAGCGCAAATGGGACAGCAGCCGCAGCCGATGGATATTGAGGCTAAGGTTGCTCAGTATATCGCGCAATATACCGATGAGGTTATGGCTGCGCTGATGCCGCCGCCGGAAGGCGAAGTAGATCCTTTGGTTCAGCTACGTTCCAAGGAATTGGATATCAAGGCGGCAGATGTACAGCGTAAGGCTAGTGAATTTTCCGAGAAACTTGCGTTTGAGGTCGAAAAAGAAGATGAAAGACAGGATCTGACACGTGAGAAGATAGATTCTCAGGAAGATATCGCATTGTTGCGTGCTGAAGTGAATAGAGAGCGCATTCAACAAGGAGCGGCGGGGCGCGGCAATTAATGCCTATCCGTAAGGTGAAAGGCGGATGGACATTTGGCGGTGTTGTATATAAGACCTTAAAGGCGGCTAAAAGAGCGTACAGAGCGTATTTGGCCAAGAAGCATGGTGCTAAACCGAAAAGCAGAAGGGCGTAATGTTTCACGTGAAACAATATGGGTAGAAAACGCACATTGGTTGATCAGATGTCCGATCAGATGGACATTCCAAAACAGGAAGTGAGTGGTCTTATGGCTAAGGCGAAGAAGAAGAATGACGTGGCTGGGTACATGGAAGGCGGTCACGTCTATGATGTTACTCATGGTAGCGAAGATGTTCCCATCGAATGGGGGCGTGAGAAGCTCAAGGGCGGCACGGAGCAGTTAATCCAAGGTAGCGAGTTCCAGGTCCGTGGTCGTTACTTCAACAACAACGATGGAAAGGGGACTTTCTGATGGCAATAGGACTTAGAGGTAGAACCCGAAATCCCAAAAAGGGAATGGTTACAAAAAAAAGAGCGGAAGCTAGAGCATCAGGAGCCGTAGCTAAAAAAATGGGAGAGGCTCGTAAGACTGTAAGTGGCGGAGAACTGGATGCCTATCTACGAAAAAACGATGGCGGTAAAGCCGGGAACACGCCAACACACTAAGCAGAGAGGGACGAATGAGTGGGATTGGATCTTCTCAAAACCTTACTTCCGCTAGTAGTCTTTGTGGTTGGCGCGTTGGTCGTAGCTGTGCGCTTACAATCCCAAGTTCAGGCGTTACAACGCGATCTTCGAGAGTTGGAGAAAAAGCAAACCTATGTGAGCGTTGTTAAGTTGGAAGCGAAGATGGAACAGGCTGAAAAGAATTTAAGCGCGCTGTGGCAATTCACAAACAGGTTGCGTGATCGGTTCAATGGGGGGAAGTAAAATGACTGAATATAAAACCGTCGCATCACCAGGTGATCCTTTTACGGATGAGTGGAAACGGGAGCATCCGACCTACAAAGACTGGCACGACCGCTTCTTAATGCACCGCGCTGCGGCGAGGCGTGCTGCGGTGGAGCGCGCGCGGCGGGAAATCCCGTTCGATCCTCCGCTTTCTGTATTGGCCCAGGATGGCGGTTCAGAATCTGGTGCTGTCACCATAGCTCTCCCGCCTGGCGCGGTTGACTTCCTGACAAAAATTCCTAAACGTGGAGCACGATGATGCCTGGAGATGTAATATACAACAGCAAGAAAGATGCAGATGCCTACGCCGAGAAAACTGGCGGTATGGTAATACCTGTTGACCAAGACGGAGATGGTGTTCAAGACGGTCACATAGTTGTCCCTAGGATATCTAGTGAAGGAACTAGAGGGCCGACACCTTCAGAAGTAGCTGGAATAGATCCGGAGGCAGAAGCGGATACAAAGGCTTATTTAGAAGCAGTAGCAGCAGCGGGTGGACCCAGTGAAGAAGACGAACTTGGCTATAGGCAGGGCGGCATGAACTTCACCAATCGCGGCCCTGTTAAATACGCCAAAGGCGGCGCAGTTCGCGGCAAAAGATTCAGCGGTTCTTATTAGGGAGCCATATTGATGCTTCCGAGAACATTTTCGACTGAGAAAAAGGCTATCGAATATGTTAAAGAACATCCAGGCACTTCCTATGAGCAAAAAATCCGGGAGGATGGGAGTTTTGCTGGATATAAAGTATCGTTAAGGATGCCAAGAGTACCCACCGTAGGAGTAAAAAACCTCCCAAAAGTAAGGTACTCTCAAGGTGGTGCGATACGTGGCAAAAGATTCAGCGGTTCTTATTAAAGCATGGCGGATCCGACAACTTTCGCGTATTCCTTATTGAAAGCTATTCAAGAAAGAATATCTCTTACGCAGGAAGCTATTCTTCAGGGTGGGCCGAAAAATATGGAATCATACAAACAATTGGTTGGAGAACTTCAAGGGCTTGAGTTTTGCGAGCGTGAGATAAGAGACCAGTTGCAGAAAACGGAGGACGAATGAGCAAGACTTTATATGTTCCTGATCATATAGCTACGAAAGAAAAACAGAAAAAAGAAGCGGTGGCTTCTGCATATATAAACCAGGAAGATAAGGTCTTAGATCCTTCCTTACTTGATTTATCTCTAAGTGAGCGTCTCCCGCAGCCAACCGGGTGGCGCATTCTTGTCATGCCTTATGCCGGCAAAGCCACGACAGACGGCGGTATTTATATTCCAGATCAAACAAGAGATCGTGAGGCATTGGCAACTGTTGTTGCTTATGTTCTTAAAGTTGGACCATTGGCGTATCAGGATGAAGGTAAGTTTGGACCAGACTGTTCTCCATGGTGCGAAGAAGGTCAGTGGATCTGTATCGGTAGATATGCTGGTGCTCGTTTCAAGATTGATGGAGGAGAAGTCCGTATAATCAATGATGACGAGGTTATTTCGACAATTAAGGAACCTGACGATATTAAACATGTCTAGAAAGAAGAAGGAGAATTTAGGAATGATGACATGCCAGAGGAAAAACCCATTGAAGTAGGTGATTCTGAGGAATCGCCTGTTGATGTAGATATTCCGCAAGAAGATGCCCCTAAAGAGATAGAAGCAGTTCCCCAGGAAGAAAATGAGGAGGAACTTGAAGAATACAGTGCCGGTGTTAAATCCCGGATTGACAAGCTGACAAAGCGATTTAGGGAAGAGGAGCGGCAAAAGCAGACGGCGGTTGAGTATGCCGAGAATGTTAAACAGGAAAACGATGCTCTAAAGGGTAGACTTGAGTCCCTCGATAAGGGATATCAAGAACAATTTGGTGGTCGAGTAACCTCCCAGCTTGATTCGGCTAAACGTCTTCTCAAAGAAGCCCATGAAAATGGTGATGTAGATAAGATTGTCGAAGCGCAAGAAGCGTTGGCAACATTATCGGCTGAGAAGGGGAGGTTGACGGCTGCGCAGCAAAGAGTAGCGCAGGTTCCACCTCCTCAACAAACACCTCCAACCCCTCCTCCACAACCGCCGGCTAAAGCGGATCCTAAAGCAGAAGCTTGGGCGGCGGGACATGATTGGTTTGGACAGGATGAGGTTATGACATACGCCGCTTTCGGAGTTCATAGGCGGCTAATAGAGGATGAGGGGTTTGATCCTCAATCCGATGAGTATTATGCTGAACTTGATAAAAGAATGATTGCCGAGTTTCCACATAAGCTTGGTAAGAAATCTTCGTCGAACGGGGGGAGCAAGAAGGTTGCGTCAGCCGAAGCTTCCGCATCCCGCAATAGAAGTGGACGAAAAACTGTGCGATTAACGCCCTCACAGGTTGCGATTGCAAAGAGGCTTAATGTGCCGCTTGAAGAATACGCAAAATATGTGAGGGATTGATCATGAATACAGAGAACGCAGCTCTCCAAAAGTCTACGAGAACGCCTCGGAATAACAGCACACGCGCAAAACAAGCGCGCAGGGAACCTTGGAAGCCCCCGTCCATGTTGGACGCACCGCCTGCACCAGATGGTTATCGACATAGGTGGATTCGGGCAGAAGTTATGGGTTTTGACGACCGCAAGAATGTAGCAGCTCGCAGCCGTGAAGGTTGGGAACTGGTGCGCGGTGAAGATCACCCAGACTTTGAGATACCGACCATCGAAGACGGCAAACATGCCGGCGTTATTGGGGTAGGAGGATTATTGCTTGCCAAGATCCCCGTTGAGGTTGTCGAGGAACGCAAAGAATATTTTCAGAGCATGACTCGCAATCAAATGGCGGCTGTTGATAACGACTTAGCTCGTGAGCAACATCCGGCGATGCCTATCAGCAAACCTGATCGGCACTCTCGTGTAACTTTTGGAGGTCCTCAAAAAGAAGAGGACTAGGAGCAATGTAGATGGCAAATAGCAATGGAAGCTTTGGCCTTCGCCCTTTGAGCAAACAGGGCGCGGCCTCTAATTCCACTGGTATGACCCAATACTCCGCGTATGAAATTGCAAACGGTAATACCAATAAGCTGTATCATGGCGAACCTGTGATTCCGCTTTCCACCGGCTATATCGACGCCCCTGGCGCCGCCGCTGGTGGAACAGTTGGTATGCTGGGCGTGTTTCAGGGTTGTGAGTATGTGGATTCTACCACTGGAAAACCTGTCTGGAAAAACTACTGGCCTGGATCTGGGGCAGATTCTAACCACCCGGTAAAAGCGTTTGTGAATGATGATCCAATGCAGCTTTATGTTATTGCAACGGATGCCACTTGGACGAGCAAGGCTACGGCGCGAGCCGCAGTTTTCGCTAACGCTAACTTCTCGACAGCTATCACAGGGACAGACGCTACTGGTGTGTCCCTTGGTCGTTTGGCAATCAGCACGATTGCCACCACAGCCGCTCTGCAAATGCGGATTGTGGGTTGGCTTGATGATCCAGAGAATGCTGATTTCACAGCGGCTGGTATCGGGGCAATCGTTCGGTTGAATAACCACTTCAATAGCAATAACGGCGCTATTGCGGCTGGTACGCCTTCAACCACTGGCGTATAGGAGGGTTTGAGAGATGGCTATTAGTAGAGCTCAATTAGCTAAAGAGCTAGAGCCTGGCCTCAATGCCTTGTTTGGACTTGAGTACGCCAGGTACGACAACGAATCTGCTGAGATCTATGATACTGAATCCTCAGAACGCGCATTTGAGGAGGAGGTCATGCTTTCCGGTTTCGGGTCAGCGCCCGTCAAATCGGAAGGATCGGCAATTTCATTTGATGATGCGCAAGAAGCGTATACTGCAAGGTATACGCATGAGACTATCGCGCTTGCTTTCTCCATTACGGAAGAAGCAATCGAGGATAATCTCTATGACCGATTAGCATCTCGTTATACGAAAGCTTTGGCGCGTAGCATGGCCAACACCAAACAGGTGAAGGGTGCAGCTACCTTGAATAATGCTTTTGATAGCTCGTTTACGGGCGGCGATGCTAAAGAACTTTGTGCTACGGATCATCCTCTTGTGAATAACAATGATCTTCGCAACGAGCCTAGCACGGCGGCTGACTTGAACGAAACGAGCCTTGAGAATGCTCTTATTGACATCGCAGCTTTTGTCGATGAGCGTGGCCTTAAAGTCTCGGTACGTGGTGAAAAGATGGTTGTTCCTCCCGCGCTACAGTTCGTGGCGGATCGTCTTCTTGAATCCACTCTTCGTCCGGGTACGGCGGATAATGACATTAATGCTACGCGGAACATGGGAATGCTTCCGCAAGGCTATGTCGTTAACCACTATCTTACGGATACTGACGCATGGTTTATCAAAACCGATGCTCCAAGAGGATTTATCCACTTTGAGCG